TGGCGGTATCGGCGGTGGCTGCAGCCAATGCGGCGAAGGCCCCGCTCAAATCCATCAAAGCACTGAGTGATGCGGTCAAAACCGCCGGTGAGGATGCCAAGAAGGCCACGAACGATGCCGGAAATGCTGCGGCCACCGTGGCCAAAACAATCGCCAAGGCAGGCGGGGCGGCGAAAAAAGCCGCCGATATAGCCAAATCTGCTTGGACGAGCGCGGCCACCTCGCTGAAGGATTACGCGACCAAAGCCTCCGATATGGGCAAGGGGCTCGGAGATAGTTTGACGGGCGCGTTTTCAAATGTGGAAAGCGCCATCGGCGAATTCGTGAAAACCGGCAAGCTTGATTTTCGCTCAATGATCACCTCGATGCTGGCCGATATGGCCAAGCTTTCCGCGCGAAAGTTTATTCTTGGGCCGCTGGCAAATGTGTTGTCCGGCGCGCTGGGCAAAATGGGCGGCATCTTTGCGCCGGTGCTGCACGCGGGCGGCATGGTCGGGGGAGCAGCGCCGGTTCGCCAAGTTCCGGCCATGGCCTTCGCGGGCGCGCCCCGTATGCATTCCGGCGGCTGGGCGGGGCTCAAGCCAAACGAAGTGCCCGCCATTTTGCAAAGGGGCGAGCGGGTGCTCTCGCGCCGCGAGGTAGCGGCCGGAGCATCTGGTGCCCAAAACATCACCATCAACATCCAGACCCGTGATGCGGAAAGCTTTCGGCAGTCACGCACCCAAGTCTCGGCCGATATTGCCCGCGCGGTCGCGCTGGGTCGGAGGGGGATGTAATGCGCCACAAATTCGCAATCAGGGAAATCGAGCGGGCGCCAGGGCAAATATTTCTCGCGCTGGTTCACGCCGATAGCGGCGCGATGGTCCAGGGGCAAAAGGCGTTCGTTTTGCGCGCGGATGCTTCTGGCCCCATGACTGTCACTGTCACCCTTGAGCTTCGGGGCCTGAAGCTCTGGCATGAGGACAAGACCTGATGGCCTTTCATGAAATCCGCTTTCCCGACAATATCAGCCGTGGTGCGCGCGGAGGGCCCGAGCGCCGCACCCAGATCGTTGAGCTATCCTCGGGTGATGAGGAGCGCAACGCCAGCTGGGCCAACTCGCGCCGTCGCTATGATGCGGCCTATGGGGTGCGCCGGGCGGATGATCTGGCGAGCGTGGTGGCGTTCTTTGAGGCGCGCAACGGGCGGCTTTACGGGTTCCGGTGGAAAGATTGGGGGGACTACAAGTCGTGCCTGCCTTCGGCTACGCCATCTGGAACCGATCAGGCAATCGGGACCGGCGACGGGGCGACCGCAGTGTTTCAGCTAGTTAAGGCGTATGCCTCGGGCGCGCAGACGTGGACCCGCACAATTACCAAGCCCGTCGCTGGAACCGTCGCGGTGGCAATCGGTGGCGTTGTCCAGGCGTCGAGTTGGTCGGTGGACACCACCACCGGCCTTGTCACGTTCACCACGGCCCCGGCAAACGCCACCACGATCACCGCCGGATTTGAATTCGACGTGCCGGTGCGGTTCGACACCGACCGGCTCGACGTAACCCACGACATCGAGCGGCTCGGCTCGATTACCTCCATTCCCCTGATTGAGGTCCGCCGATGAAGACGCTCCCGGCTGGCCTTCAAGCCCATCTTGATTCTGGCACCACGACCTTGGCCTGGTGCTGGCGGCTCACCCGCAATGACGGACAGGTGTTTGGCTTTACCGACCACGATTTGCCGCTGACGTTTGATGGCACCACCTTCACCCCCGAAAGCGGCTTTGCGGCGTCCGAGATCCGTGCGGGTTCCGACCTTTCGGTCGACAGCCAGGACGCCGAAGGGGTGCTGACCTCCTCCACCATTACCGAGACCGACATTCTCGACGGGCGCTGGGATAATGCGAGCGTCGAGATCTGGCGCGTGAACTGGGCCGACACCGCGCAGCGCGTGATGATGCGCCGAGGCGCCATCGGGCAAGTCCGGCGTGGGCGGGTGCAGTTTGTCGCCGAGATGCGGTCCTTGAGCCACGTTCTGGGCCAGACCGTTGGCCGGACGTTTCAAGCAACATGCGATGCGGCACTGGGCGATCCGCGTTGTGGCGTCAATCTCGCGGACCCGGTCTTCAAGGGAAGCGGCACGGTCGCAGGCATCATCGGCGATCGCGGGTTTAACACCACGGATCTGGGTGCCTTCGCCGACGGGTGGTTTGCATTCGGGCTGGTCACCTGGAGCAGCGGGGCCAATGCCGGGCGCAAGGCGGAGGTGCTGAGCCATGCGCTCTCCGGCACCATCGTCACCGTCACGTTGCTGGAGAAGCCCGTGCGCGCAATTTCTGTGGGCGACAGCTTCACGATGACAGCAGGCTGCGACAAGAGTTTTGCAACCTGTCAGGCGAAGTTTGCCAACGCGGTCAATTTCCGGGGCTTCCCGCATATCCCGGGGCAGGACACGATTATTCGCTATGCTGCCAAGGGCGATGCCAATGCGGGGACGGTATTATGAAAGCCGTTTCCGCAGGAAACGGCGGGCGGCAGCGCAATGCGCAACAATGCGCGAGAGCCAATACCGCGCCGGCCCGCATCATCAAAGCCACCCGCCGCTGGCTCGGCACGCCCTATCACGATCAGGCTTCGGTCAGGGGCGTTGGCTGTGATTGCCTCGGGCTTATTCGCGGGGTGTGGCGCGAGGTGGTGGGTGATGAACCGATGCCGGTGCCGCCCTATTCCCGTGACTGGGGTGAGACCGGGCCCATTGAGGTTCTGGCCGAATCCGCACGGGTGGCGATGATTGAGCTGCCGATTGAAGCCGCCCAAACCGGCGACGTGGTTCTGTTCCGGATGCGCGCAGGAGCGATTGCCAAACACGCTGGCATCCTTTCGCCGCACACCCACTTTATCCACGCCTATGAACGCACTGGCGTAATCGAACAAGAACTGACGCCCGCCTGGCAACGTCGCACTGCCTTTGCCTTCCGCTTTCCAACCACCAACCGAAAGCCCTGACCCATGGCCTCAATCCTACTGGCTTCTGCCGGTTCCGCTCTTGGCGGGGCCATTGGCGGCAGCGTACTTGGCGTCTCTGCGGCCACCATCGGCGGGGCGGTCGGGCAGGTCGCAGGCTCGATGGTGGACAGCTGGATCGTCTCATCCCTCGCGCCGGCGCAGCGGATCGAGGGCCAGCGGCTCGAGAACCTCACGGTCACCACCTCCACCGAAGGGGCCGTTATTCCCCGGACCTATGGCCGCATGCGGCTCGGCGGCAATATCATCTGGGCGACGGATTTTACCGAGACCGTCAACACCACCACACAAGGCGGCAAGGGCGGCGGCCCGAAGGTCACGACGACCTCTTACCTTTATACCGCATCTTTCGCGGTCGCCCTTTGTGAAGGCCCGATCTCGGGGATTGGCCGCGTCTGGACCGATGGCAAACCGCTCGATCTGGCGGGCACCACATGGCGGCTTTACACCGGCGATGAGGCGCAGGCTTCTGACCCGTTCATCGAGGCGAAGATGGGCGCGGGCAATGCGCCCGCCTATCGCGGCACGGCCTATATCATGTTCGAGGAACTCGATCTGACGCCGTTTGGCAACCGCCTCCCGCAGCTTTCCTTCGAGGTGTTCCGCCCCATTGATGCGCCGGACACAGCCGAGGGGCTGATCAAAGCGGTGACGCTGATCCCCGCGACGGGCGAGTTTCAATACGGGACAACGCCGGTCACCCGGGGAACCGGCGGCAATTCCGTTTCCGAGAACGTCCACACAACAAACCGCGTTCCCGATATCGTCGCCGCCCTTGATCAATTGCAGGCGAGCGCGCCGCATATCGAAAGCGTATCGCTGGTGGTTTCGTGGTTCGGCCTCGATCTCAGGGCTGGAAACTCGGAGATCATGCCCGGCGTCGAGAATGCCACCAAGGTCACGACGCCTGTTTCTTGGTCGGTGAACGGGTTGGGCCGCGCAAGTGCCCACCAGATCAGCTTTGACCCAAACGGCAAGCTCGCCTATGGCGGCACGCCATCGGACGCCACCATCGTCGAGGCCATCAAGGAGATTAAAGCGCGCGGCTTGAGCTATGCCCAAAAGTTGGTGACGCTGTAATCAGGCGGCATGTTTTTCCTGCTTGATCCCGTCCTTGAATTCAACCCCCTCGATAATTTCTGGCAG